ATAGATTGATATGTCTCATCATACGCAGCCTTATCTCTTACTTTTTTGAAAACAGTTGCAGAGCGCGACTTTTCACAGTGTAATGCGGTTGGCGACTGCGGTGATACGGAACCATCGCTAGCGTACTTTTTCCCACTAGGATGATTTGCATACCTACGGGAGCGAGTAAATCCCATTTCAAGAAACTTCCGAGCCATGTCCATTCCAATGAAGTCTTGTTGCTTCTTATAGTCACAGAACATGGAGTAGATTTTATCAGCAGATTTGCGAGCAATAGTTTCATTTACAAATCTCCAATGAGCGCATATATCGTTAGTGTAAGGCCGTACCAATAGCACTCCTTGTTCTCCCCTTCCAATGCGATAAAGTTTGCGATTCTCTTCAACTGTAAAATCAATGTTCTTGTAATCGAGGTCATAATCAAATTCTTTCATTTTGTTTTTTTTATATCACTGTGCAATCTTTTAGTTGCATATTCTTTCATGTATTCTTCTCTACCATCTTTGGTAAAGACCTTTCTTTCGTAATCGAAATTAGGATGAGGTTCAGCAGATACCACTGGGTCTTTTGTTTTATTCTTAATGACAATGAACCTATCAGCAGCAAATGTCCCTGCCAACTGAACTACAACTTCATCATCATCCTTCCAGTTAATACTACCATCTTTTTTAGTGTGTAGCATTGCTTCTTGTATCTGGTCAATTAGTTCTTGTGTTAACTTCATTGATTCATTTTTGTTTGTACTGCCTCTTTTATTGAATTGTAATCGCTAGAATAGCCGCCATCGTCGTCAACATGCATAACCTCATCATACCCCGACTTCTCAATGATCTTTTCACGGATCTCCATTTGTTTTTTCTCTTTCTGTATACGTCTGAGGAAAGCATAGTGTATGATTTGAGTGAAGTAAGCAAAAGGATTCGTAGATTTCTCTGGATTGAAGTTATGTATATACTGAACGCAGTTCTCGATGCCATCTGATATCATGTCCTCACGGAACATATAGTTTACGAAGTTTGGTTTGTATGATAAATGTGTAGCAATTTTGAGGAAACACTCACCTAAGTAATTTGGAATTGGTGGTTTACCTTCCCACGGACCTTTCGGTGGTTCTTCCCCATACTTTTCAATGTATACGTCTTTTGCCTTTTGGACATAAGAACGGTAGACAATAAGTGCCTCTAAAAGTTGTTTGTTGTTTACATAGTGTTCAGTTCTTTTCTTTGGCATAACTGGATTACACTCTCTTAGAATTACATTTAGTATAGCATAGCATTAAAGACTTGACAAGGTGTGTTATTTTGTGTACAATAACTCTGTAAGGGTTGAAAGGGAAATATTAAGTATCTTTTATATCTTTCTTAAAGAGATCTTCAAGATCTTTACGGGCATTCTTCACAGAAGATAGATATCCCATTTTTGGTGTAGGCATCACAGATCCACCTAAGGATTCATCTTCATCAGTATCTTCATTATAGTTATTATATACATCAATTAACTTTTGATCTTTTGCTTCAATCATTGTGATCACTTTATCAAGTCGAATCATAAACATGGATTCTTCAGTTAAGTTCAACCAAGGTTTCACTTTGATCATACTTCCACCAGGTGTATTCACAGTTGAAATTACAACAGGATTTTGTAATACAAGAATTGGATTCTCATCATTCTCATCCACGGAGACTAAGGCAAAGATTTCTTCGCCTGATACCAGTTTGATAATGCTGTAAAATTCCTCTTCCATTAGTCTTTAATTGGTACGTTTATTATATCATAGTTAAAGTTTTCTTCGTTATAAATCTTAATTCTTTCAATTAAATGATTCAGTGTGTAGTTTTTACGACTCTTGTATCTGATATCATCGGCAATGTCATATAGAGTCGCTTTGACCTTTTTATCACCCTTTCGAAGAACTCTTCCAATTGATTGTAAGTTTCGAATTCTTGATTTTGAAGGTGATGCAAAGATTATATTGTGTAAATTTTTGATGTTAATGCCGGTAGAAAAGGTGCCGTACGAGGCAACGATAATAGCATTGCTCTCCTTCTCAGTGATTGCTCGAACCTTTTCTCGGTCTTCGGTGTCCACTCCACCATGAATAAAAAAGACATTACGATTATCAATCTTTTTATTATTTATCATCTCATACAATGGTTGTCCGTGTGCTTCAACTCTGGCAAAAAGTATGAGAGTATTGCCTTTGAGATCTAATGCTAGGTTACAAATAAAACGATTTCTCTTTTCGTGACCGATAATATACTGCACTTCGTCTTCAAATGTTTCAAATTTATTCGGTGAGTGTTTCAATAACAACACATTTATATCCAATGTCGCCAGATGTCCCTTCTTCATTAACTCATCAGTCTTAATAATTTTGTAAGACGGGCCAAATAAACCCTCTAATACCCACTTATGTGTCTGTGTTCCATCCAGTGTGCCAGTAAATCCAAACCGATATTTGGCATCTGAAAGTTTTGTCATTATAGATATTAGTGATTTCGATTTAAACTGGTGCGCCTCATCCCCGATTACCACAGAGAATCTCTCAAAATACTTTCTGGGGAGTTTGTAGATTGATTGCCAAGTTGTAATGATTACCTGAGAGTCCGTCTCTCTTTCTTTACCTGCGTATATCTTGTGGCAAAATGAACCAACGTCCCATCCATAATCTTCAAAGTCTTTATACATCTGCTCTACTAACGAAGTCGTCGGAACAACTATCAGAATACTTTGTTTCTTTTCAACGTAGTATCTCACAATCGAGTATATCATCAGTGACTTTCCAGAAGCAGTTGGAGATATCAATAATTTTCTATTATGTTTTAAAGCGTCGTATACTCCCTCTATCTGATAGTCTCTGGGGACGTGCTTACATATAGAATACATATAATCCTTGACACCTTCTCTGGATATCAAGTCATTCGTTTGAAATGGTAGTCCGTAATATTCGTTGTCTTTAAATTCGTAAGTATAGTTGTGGTCTTCACAAAACTGTATAAGTTTATCAAGTAACCCGACATATATCTCTCCTGTGTGATTACTAAACAGACGTATCTTCCCATCCCAGTATTTGTTACGATACTGAGGCATAAACTTTGCACCAGGTACATCAAAAGTAAAGTAATCAGACAGTTCGTAATAAACGTGTGCTTCTGATTTTACTTGTAGATTTACCTCATTCTTTTTGGATATGCTCAAATGAGACATAACTTCACGTCAATATAAAGTATATATTAACGTTTTATAAGTCTGTTTTTGAATCAGGGAACTGTTTCTTAAAGTCGTAATCTGTGATTACTGTAAAAAATTTAGTCTTCAAAGTATTGAAATATTCTTTCTAAGATCACTTAATTTTATGGTTTTCACATCAACTTCATCTAAAAATAATTGATTATCTGGAATTTCAATAGTTCTTCCTAGAGACTTCGCTAATGTGGTCTTGCCACAACCTACTGGGCCGACTATTGCAATAAGTTCTCCAGGATAAATTTTAAAATTGAGACTATTTAATGAATTAAATTTTGATCCTGGATACTTTATTGTTAAATTTTTTGCTTCTAAGAATCCTTTAACCTTTCTTTTTAAAAATTTAGTTTCTGCTCTATCTACAATATTTGGTTTGTTCTGAAAGATTTCTTCCACACGATCTAAGCTTACTTGACCAAGTTGAAAAGTATTTAAAGTAAAACCTAATAAAGCAGTTGGGAAGACAAGTCTTTCTACGTATAGAATTAAAGCTACTAAACCACCTATCGTAATAAATCCACTCTCTAATTGAAAAGTTCCTAATGATAATAATATCAATAATGAAATTGAGGAAATCCCTTGTAATAAAGGGAAGAGGGTACTCGCTGTTCTTGCAAGTTTTATCGCTGAATTTCGATAATCATTATTGTATATATTAAATTCCTTTTTCTCAGCATTCTCTTGGGCATAAATTTTGATAGCACTTATACCAGAAAGATCCTCTTGTATTAGATCACTAAGTTTTGATAATGATTCTTGTTGAGCTTTTCTTTGATTAACCATTCTGCCGCCGAATAGGCTAACAAT